CTCATCCTCTGCAAACCTTGCATCAACTGAACCACTAAATGAAGTGAATGCTGATTCATCAGTTTTACCACTGATTGAAGCATCAATAAGGGTTTGAACATCACCAGAAGTGATACCACCACCTTGTCCAAGGGCATCATATACTGCCTTTGCTGAAGGAATCTCTGAATCAGTTGAAGCACTTGTAACAGCAGTTGTAACTGCTGATGACATTACAACACCACTAACACTGATAACATCATTGGTAATGTCAATACCAGTACCAGCACTATATGATGTACCTCCAAGATTATCTTGAAGCTTAATATCAGTTCCACCACTTGTTAAGTATATATCACCATTCTGCCTTATCTCAAATGCATTATGTCTTGCTGAATTTGATGTACCATTACCAACTGAGAATAATGTGTTGCCACTATTACCCCATGTTGTAGTTGCTGATGTACTATTATTAAAAACACCACTTGCATGTTCTCCAAAATTATTGGCAATTGTGTAATATCCTTCTGCATGCGTTGAAGAGTTATTTGCTAATGTGTTACATCCTTCAGCATGTCTTGCTTGATGCCCCATGTAGATATCAATGCCACTAACATTTACAACACTTGATGCCGTTGTACTATAACCTTCAGAATGAGAATAACTGCTATTTGCTTCTGTCCTATTACCTTCAGCATGAGAATTATTACCGCTTGCTACTGTACCAAATCCTTCAGCATGAGAATCATTACCGCTTGCTGTTGTCGCTCTTCCTTCTGCATGACAAGCAGCTGTCATGGCACTTGTTTGATACCCTTCAGCATGCGCAGCATAAGTACGACCATTTGCATATGTGTAATATCCTTCAGCATGGTCATAAGCAGACATTGCTGATGTAGATACTCCTTCTATAATACTGTTTTCACCTGTTCCAGCTGATATTGGAAGATTGAATGACACTGTATCAGCAGTTTCTCCAGTTGTAATGGAGATGCCTCTACCAGCTTCAATGGATTTTCCACCACCACCTTCAGCGCTTATGACATTCCCACTAATGGTAATGTTTGTTCCTGCGGATAATGTATCTTGCTTTCCGCTTAATGCCGTTTCAACCGAACCACTGTATGTTTCAAATGTTGAAGTGTCTACCTTTCCACTAACAGCAGCATTTATTGAAGCAGTAACAGCAGTTGTATCAGCTTTACCACTTGTTGCTGCTGATATTGCTCCATCTACCTCATTCTTTGAATAGTAGTTTGAAGGGTCAAATATATCTGTAAGAGGAATCTGAATATCTTCTTTTCCACTTGCTGTATTGAAGTCAATAACCAGATATGAAGCACCGCTTATTGTCTCAATGCTAACATTGTCAATCATTCCATCAACAATGAATGCTGAAGCATCTATATAAGCTTTTACAGTGTTGCCATGATAGAAGTTTATTCTAGTTGTACCACTGTCATACTCAGCACCATCAAAATAATTTGATACGTCTGGAATATCTTCCAATGTCGCATAATCAGAAAGGTCAACACCAGTTATATAGCCTTGCTGACCAACCCAAGTTTGAGTTGCCATGTCATCAGTTGCTGAAGAGATTGCTGCTGTTACGGCAGTTGTATCAGCCTTTCCGCTGATGGATTCATCAATCATTTCTTGAACCTCTTCTGGAGTTGTTCCACCTCCGCCACCAGTTGAACCTACCATATTGGTTTTGTACCAATCTTCAATGTCTGATTTTGACATTCCGAACTCTGCAACTGTTGCTGAAACGAAGACATCACCATCAATCTTCTTGAAGGTAATCATGTCTGAACTGTCTTCAACAAGGATAAGAGAGTTCAATGGAACGATTATCTCTCCATTTCCATAAAGGTAATGGCTAGAGTTTTCAAATACAAATTTGACGGAACTATCGCCATATGTTTGTAATGTAATCATAATATAAGTATTTTTAAATTAATTATTTATTCACCCTTTGGCACAAGACCAATTGTCTTTCTTGTTGCAATGAGTTTTATGCTTAACAAATTTGACTCATCATCAACAAGAATCACATCTGTTGCTGGAATAATCATCTTCATTCCATTCTCACCCACAAATTCATAGTAGGCATCTGACTTTGTATAACTTGTAAAAATCATAATAATTGCTATTTTTATAAACATGAAAAAAAGGATAGGTAAAACCCATCCTTTTAATATTAAGGTATTCCTTGTATTCTATCAGCATATCCTATTGGCCAACTAGCTTTATATAAATCTACTGATTCTGCTGGAACATAGATTGGATAATTATATCTACTATAAAAGCCAAATGCTTGGTTTCCTAATGCAGGAGGTGTTGCGGCTAAACAAGTTACGCTTGTAAGGCTATCACAATAGTTGAATGCCATAGTACCAATATATGTAATACCACTACCTATTGTACAACTTGTAAGACTACCACAATAATAGAATACTTCATCGCCAATAGTTGTAACACTATTTGGTATATCTATACTTGTAAGACTACTACAGCCATCGAATGCCTCAGTACCAATACTTGTAACACTGTCTGGTATGGTTATACTTGAAAGACTAGTACAATGAGCGAATGCTCCACCAGCAATAGTTATGACGTTATTACCTAATGTCACAGAACTAATGGAATCGCCAAACCCCCAAGCTGTTTGGCAATTAATTGACAATTCTTTAATGTTTGTACCCTTGAATGCTTCACTACCAATACTTGTAACACCACTTCCTATTGTACAGCTTGTAAGACTATAACAATCTTCAAATGCCAAATCGCCAATAGTTGTAACACTATCTGAGATGTATAGTCTTTCAAGACTAGTACAATCTTCAAATGCTTTAGCACCAATACTTGTAACACTACTGCCTATAGTGACACTTGTAAGACTAGTACAAGTTCTGAATGCAAGTCCACCAATACTTGTAAGACCATATCCCATATCTATCGTTGTGAGACTATAACAACCTTCAAATGCCCTTTCTGCAAGAGCTATGACGTTATTTCCAAATGTCACAGAACTAATGCTTGAACCGTTAAACCACCTTTTAACTGTCGGACAATCAAACGATAAATCTTTAATGTTTGTACCAACGAATGCATAACCACCAATACTTGTAAGACCACTTCCTATTGTACAACTTGTAATACTACTACAACCATAGAATGCATAATCGCCAATAGTTGTAACACTATCTGGTATGGTTATACTTGTAAGATTAGTACAATAATAGAATGCACCTTTACCAATGCTTGTAACACCACTGCCTATAGTGACACTTGTAAGACCACTACAAAATCTGAATGCACCTTCACCAATAGTTGTAACACTATCTGGTATAACTATACTTGTAAGACTAATACAATTAGTGAATGCACTACTACCAATAGTTGTAACACTATCTGGTATAACTATACTTGTAAGGCCACTACAATAATAGAATGCATAATCACCAATGCTTGTAACACCACTGCCTATAGTGACACTTGTAAGACCAGTACATCTACTGAATGCACCTTCACCAATAGTTGTAACACTATCTGGTATGGTTATACTTGTAAGACCAATACAGAGATAAAAAGCATAATTGCCTATACTTGTAACGCTACTGCCTATGGTACAACTTGTAATAGTATTGCAGTTTTCAAAAGTGCTATTACCAATACTTGTAACACTATCTGGAATATCTATGCTTGTAAGACTATTACAATTTCGGAATGCATAATTACCGATATTTGTAACACTACTGCCTATGGTACAACTTGTAATAGTATTGCAGTTTTCAAAAGTTCTATTATCAATGCTTGTTACACAATCCCCAATTTTAGCATCAACTAAATCAACATTATGACTGTTAATTGTTGAATAATAGTTAATATCATTTGATGTTAAAGTAGTGTTTCCGTCACACTTTATAATTTTAACTGGGTCTATTATTACCCCAATTACATAATGTCCTTCGAACTTATTCGCACAGAATGACTCATCAACACCAACAAACTCCCCCTTCTGATACACCGTTGGGAAATATATATACCAAGTGACACCCTCATCATAGCTTACATAGAGAACTTGCTTCTTATACTTATTTTTATCCTCACAGATGAAGTCATTCTCTAGTGTAACCCACTTTGTCACCTCACTACCACTGTCTGGACAATCTGCCGAACCATATTCAATCAAATCGCCCTTTATCACCTCGTCTGTAACCCAAGTCATTCCATTGTCTTCACTGACTTGGTGTTCCCTTTTATCATATTTGCACTTTGCCATATCTTATGATGTAATTGCTTGTATCTTATTTGCATATGCGCTCCAACCACTTGCAGCCTTGTATACATCCACTGATTCTGCTGGAACCATTATTTTCATATTTGCATTTGTGTTTGTTAATGCATTGCTACCAAGCGTAGGAGGCGTAGTTGCATTAATCTGCAAGTTTTGTAGGCCACTACACTCTTGGAAAGCACTATCACCGATGGATGTAATCGTTGATGGGAGCATAATGTCAGCAAGACCATCAGCATTATAGAAACATCCAGTTGGCAATGATGTAAGAGTCATTGGAATATTTATGGTAGAGAAGTTCATACAGTCTCTGAATGCATATTCTCCAAGACTTGTTAAGTTATTCGGAAGATTAATATACGTTAGCTGTGTGCAACCACTGAATGCATAGCTTCCAATTGATGTAACTGAGTCTGGAATGCTTGCATCCAACAAATATTGGCATCCTTGGAATGCTCTGTCACCAATGATTGTTATTGAATCTGGAATTCTAACCACCCATAACAATGGACTTCCACTGAATGCTCCATTGCCAATTGCAGTGTAACAGTTTCCAATTGTGCAAGCAGAAATGCTATTTGCGCTTTGAACATCACTTGGTGATATTGTTGTTGAACTTGTGCATTCAGAATTGACAGCAGTTCCAGCAGTGGTCATACTCATAATTCCATATGTAACACAGTCATCACACATATATCCATCCACCCATCTTTCAATTGGAGCAATATAGCCACAGTCAACACTGTTTTCCTCGATTATTTCACTTGCCCTCACTTGCTCTGGGACAACATTCGTCCAAGTCTGGCCACTATTATATGATACTTGATAAATCTGCTTATAATATTTTGTAGTTTGAATACAAATATATTGTGTGCTAGGCAATGTATACCAACGGTATAATGTAGTTCCAGAACCGCCACATTCACTAGAATCATACTGAATAACCTCGCCAATACCATATTCTCTTGGAATTACTTCTGCCCAAGTCTGGCCTCCATCTGTTGATTGGTATTTCTGAGTTTGGCGATATAAAGTCGTACCACTACAAGTAGTTCCACTAGTGTTAACCCATTTATACGCAATAACAGTTTCACAATCCGTTGAAGCAGACTCAGCAATTTCTCCCATTCTATATTCTGGAGGTTCTACATTCGACCAAGTATTTCCACTGTTATAGCTAACTTGTCTCTGTTGCTTGTAATACTTTGTGCTGCCACTACAATAATAATCAGTCAAAGGATTTAGGTTAATCCATCTGTACATTGGTTCTATCGGTGGTTCATATCCACAATCTGGAGAATCAGCTTCAGCTAGCACAAGTGGCATTGTACCATTTCCATCAATTGACAAAACGGTTGGAATGACATCTTCCCAATTGGAAGTGCCACTCACAGCCCTTTGTTGTTTATATAAATAATATTTATCAAAACCCATTTCAAATATATTTATTTAGGTTATTATCCACATATTGTATTGTCAGTTAATACCCATCTGTACTCATATTTTATCTGTGGAGGCGCATATCCACAATCAGCGGAATTCTCTTCCAATAACTGGCCTTTTTTGAATATCTGTGTTGCATACCACTTGTTACCATCCTCGCTTATGTACTTCTGAAGTCTTTCATACTTGTTATACCCATCACATATTGTACCAATGTATCTCCATAAATAGTAGTTCTCAATTGGCAAATATCCACAATCAAATGAATTATGCTCCAACAGTTCACCCCTTTTGTATACATTGGTTGTGTGCCATTCTGTATCACAGTCTTCACAGTCATGGTCTGGACAGTTCCTAACCATTTTCCTTAGATATTCATACTTATCAACACCTTCACAAATGGTATTGCCATCGAAATACCAAACGGTACAGTCACCACTTATAGGATATATATATCCACAATCCTCAGAGTTTTCTTCAATCAGTTCTCCCCTTTTGTATATGTCAGTTTCATACCAATTAACATTATCCTCTGAAATGTACTTCCTCAACCTAGCATATTTATTATAGGAGTCACATATATATCCGTCTTCTTCCCATTTTGTGTATGTATCAAGCGGTATGTATCCACAATTGAATGAATTTGTCTTAATTAATGCCCCTCTTTTGTATATATTGGTTGCATTCCAACCAGCATAGCAGTTATCACAATCCTCACAGTTCCTAACATACTTTCTAAGGTATTTGTATTCATCATAGCCATCACAAATGGTTTCTCCAACGTCTCTATACTCTGTACAGTTACCACTTATGGTTGGGTCATATCCACAATCAGTAGAATTATACTCTAGAACGGTGTCTGTGCGTCTGTAAACGCCCAATGCTGTCCAAGCTTCAGAACAGTTATTGCAGTCTTGACACATTCTGCCATATAACTGTTCCCTAGCATATTTATTGCCATCATCACAGATATATCCAGTTGCAGCACTCCACATTGAACAAGTCCAAGATGAGCTTGGTATAATATATCCACAATCAGTACTGTTGGTCTCTATGACAGTATCAGTCTTTCTATATACACCAGTTGCAATCCAATCTTCTGCGCAAGAAGAGCAATCACCACTGCACATCCTTACATATCTCTGCTGTCTGACATATTTTGTGGTGTCATCGCATATGTAACCGTCATTTTCCCATTTGTCACAAGTCCATTCATCAGAGCCTATAACAAATCCACAATCTGTAGATTCTTCTTCAAGGACTTCTTCGCTTCTTCTGTATATACCTAGAGCAACCCATTGTTCATTGCAGTCATTGCAGTCTTGACACATCCTTCCAAATAGCTCTTCTCTTGCATATTTTGTGGTTTCCTCACATATATATCCATCAGCATCATCCCATTTGGTGCAAGTCCAAGCAGATGTTGGTGTATAATAACCACAATCCTTAGAATTTGTTTCAAGAACCTCATCAGAACTCTTGTAGATGTCAGTTGCATACCAAGTAATCTCATCAGTTGAAGTATAAAGTCTGTATCTCTTGTATTTTGTGGTTTCCTCACAGAAATAACCATCTTCTCTCCAATCCTCATACTCTGTTGCACCGCTACATTCTGCTGGTGAGTCATCCGTTTCAACTCCAAGACGCTTATTTCCAGTTTCAACCCATACATTACCATCAGATGATGTTTGTTCGATTTGAACAGTGTATTTCTTACCACCACTACAAGTTGTATCTGGACTGTCAATCCATCTTTCATACAATGAAGAACAATATAAGCTATCCTCACAGTTTGCAAGTCTTGTTTCTGATGTCCATGTGTTGATGTTATCGGCTGTAAGACCAGTATACTTTCGCTGTACTTCACACATCTTAGCACCATCGCAAGTCCAAGAGTCATATACCCATCTTTCAAATCCATTAGACTGGTTAATGATTACCTCTGCTGTGGTATTGTCACACATTGTAACATCTAGATAGAATGTCCTTTCAGTTCCACTGTTATTTGTTGGTACATAAACCCTAATATAGTTATCTTGGATTGTTATGTTTCTTACAGTATCTGTAAACTCTGTAACATCGTCTATGCAGCATTGTGTAGGTATTGTCACATACTGTCCATGAGCATCAATATCGAAGACAGAACCAGCTTGGAAACAAGAATCACCGCTTATAACTGTAACACCAATTGTCTTGGTCAACCCACTACAATAAGATATTGAAATGGTTGAGGTAACTGCTGCTGATGTTGGTGTCATTGTGTTGCATATCTCAACTCTCCTTACTTCATTTGCAGCACCACTAGTAGGACGAACTGTAATATGATTTGAGGATGAAGATAATGTCCAATCACTATCTCCCAATATTGTATACATTCTACAAGTAACAGTATTGAACGTAACTGCTGATGGAATTGATGTTTGTATATTACACCATTCTCCACTACACTCAGGATTCACAAACGTCTCAGTTTCTGCAAATGTATCAACAATATTCAAGTCTGCGAACCTATCCTCATACCCTTCGAGACAGATATAATTGCCAGTAGGATTACCGAAACGGTCAACCTCTCTCTTTAGAATATACATTGCAGTATTTGCAGAAACACACTCATATGCTCCGTTCTCAGTTGTGTATTCATAAGTAGCACCACTAGCTTTTGTAATTGATACACCATCATTGTCATAGTAGCCAATGAAATTACCGTCATTGTGCATATCAACCAACGTTATCTGAATGTTGTTTGGAGATTGGTCACTTTCAGCAGATACTGTGAAAGATGGCTGAAGTCCGAAATGGAATCCAGTCAATATGGTCTTTCCACAAGTTGTATATATGATTGCTGAATAGAGATTATCAGTGAACTCCAATAGGTTGTAATGCCAAGAACTCTTATAATCATCGAACTTGATATTGAAATCAATCTGATGGCTTACATTAGTTCCATCGAACTGTTCTGTGAACTTCTGAGAGTTCTTGTCAAAATGGATGTCATCAAAACCAGCATTGGAGTATTGAACCTCATACCCATTTTTTACACTGTATTTCTTCTCATTCAATTTCAAACCCTTGAAACCGCATAGTCTGTAGCCACATTCATAGTTTTTTACTTGTGACATACCAATTACCCTTAAAGTAGGATGATTTGAAGCTGTAGCAAGTGTGAAATCAGTATGACTGTCATTTGCAGTTAGATTGTAGGTATATGTTACCTTGCAAGGGAATAATGGGTTTACTAGCCAATACTCATTTTCTAATGACTTTACAACCACATAGTACCTACCTTGGAAGTCCTTGTAGTTTACATATCCATTTACAGAGAATGTAAGGGTATGTGTAAACTTATAACGCTCATCAAGCTCATCAGTGTCTTGAAGGTTTATTGCATAACAATTTATTGCAAGTGGTGTTTGGGTAATCCCACTTACATATGCGTTTCCATTGTCAATCTTGATGTTCCTTAAGGCTTCCTCGTTGAATAAGTAAACAACTTTATCCAGCTTATCCAAACGATATTTGCAAGCTATATTATTGTAACTAGTTACACTCATAAATTATGTTTATTTAAACATGAAAAAATGAGGTTGAATAAAATCATGTTTATTAAAAATAAGTTATTATGCAACGAATAGTTAAAAAAAACGGTTTTGTATACCTTGTAGAAGGAGAAAAAGGATTTGAAACCTTCTACAATTTGGGCAAAGATATTGATAGTCCTATATGGAAAGAAGAAGTGAAAAAAATGAAAAACTCTAAAACCAAAAAAAAGAAAAAAGAGGAAGATTGATTCTTCCTCTTTTATTGTTTGAATAACGTTATACGTTATTATTTACCCCTTAACAACTGCAATTGCTGCTTCATTCAAAGGAACTGCGCTCTCAGTTACATTTGCAGTCAAAGTAACAGTGATACCGTTGGTGTCACCACCACCTGCAATAGACTGCTCAGAAGCCTCAAGGCCAGCAGTACGACCAAGTGCAAGATACTCGCCATCAGCAGTTGCAACAACTACGAAGAAACGACCAAGTGCAAGAGCATCAACTGGGCAAACCATATCCTTATCATACTTACCAGTGATATTGAAAGTGATAGTATGTGTACGATACTTGTTACCATTGTCTTCAACTACTAGTTCGTCAGTAAACGTTACTGAGTTCTTAGCAGGTTCAATATGATAGAAAGTAGCTCCAGTAGCAAGAGTGATTCCAGTTACAGTAACACCACTTGCGCAATCATACTCAACAGGAGCAGAAGTCACATCGCTAAAGTTTGCTATATATATATCCTTAACCTCTGGAAGTGAATATCCACAGGTGTTGGTACGTAGCAAATTTTTACTTAATGAACAAGATAAAGCCATAATATTATGTGTATTTAATTTAATTATTTTTCTTTTTTAATGGAAGGTAGGCCATTTCCTACCTTCCGCATCAATTTAGTTTGAATTATATAGTAGACAAATGAGTTTCACTTATGCGCTATATACGAACAACTCTGGCATTATAATACCAACAGCAATGTTAGAAATTGCAAGAACTCTGAACATGTTGTCACCAGTAGTTTCTCTCATATCTATGAGCTTATACTCAAGATGGCTGTCAAAGGTGTCATAACCAAGAACCAAGTTCCTAGCAGGACCGAAAATCATCTTACCCTTTGAAATCATAGAAGGAACAATCTCATAACCCATAATAAAGATACGACCATTCTCTCTTCCATAGTTGCCAAAGATTCTGTTATTCTGAACATCGCAGCAAAGCTTGCCAAGAGCAATCTCAAGAACTCTTGCGTCTTGATGGTTCATGAAAATCTTGTAACCCTCGGTGTCAACCTCAGCGTCACCAGCCACTTCAAGACCCTTCATAATAAGTGCCTCAACTTGAGCAATTGCATTGTCAACAGTGAATGAAGCTCCACTAACCTTTGTTACTCCAGTGTTGTCATTAAGCTGTTTCTCGATACCGTCAACTGCTTTCAAATAAGTCTTAGTTGTAGCAGTACGAGCAGTGTCACCACCCCAGAAAATCTCTTGATACTCTTTAGACATCTTCTGACGAAGTTTGCCAAAATACCACTCACCAAAAGTCTGTGGGATACCACCTCTCAATGAAATCTCAGTCTGGTCTACAAGGAATGTGTTCCAGAAAGTGTCATAACAGTTCTCTTGGTTGACCTTGATTGCAGCTGGCTCAATGTAAGCCTCTGCCAATGATGCCTCACCTTGTGGAGTGAATGGACATGTGTATAACTGCCATGCATCACCGATTTCACCAGAATACATCTTCATTTTACCTTTAACACCGTCCATGAATGTAATTCCGTACTGACGAAGGTCTATATCGTAGATGTCCTTTGAGAAAATTTCTTGTGCTTCCTTACCACAATAGGTAATTCCAGATACATTTATGAAATTTGCCATATTAATATAGATTTATTTTTAATTATTATTTTTTCGTTTATTTGTAATAAACATGATTATAATTTTAGTTAACCAATTAAGCCTCTCATTGTTTCTCTCCATGCTGAGTATGTATCAGCTGGGTTAGGTTTTGAATTTGTGTTGACTGGCTTTGTTGAAGGCTTTTTGGACATTTCCTTAACCTTGTCATTAAGACCGTTGTTCATCTCTTTCAATGCTGCAATCTCTTCCTTGAGTGAATTGATAAGTTCCTCAAGATGTGCTGTGTTCTCTTGTGGTTTTTCCTCAACCTTTGGTTCTTCTTCAACAACTGGTTCCTCAACCTTTGGCTCTTCTGCTTTAGGCTCTTCTACCACTGGTTCTTCTACAGTTGCTTGTGGTTCTTCCACAGTAGTTTCTACTTGCTCTTCAAGCTCAGTCTCAACCTCTTTGCTGAGGTCTGTCATGTCGATTGGCTCAATGGCCTCTTCCTTTTTGCTGAATGCTTCAGCTAGGACTTCTTTCATTTTATTCCAGAATCCCATGTCATTTGTCTCTATATTCATATTATTTGTATTTTTATCAATTTGTGATTCGAACTCTTCTAAGCCTAGCATACACTCCAAGCTGAAGCCTTTAAGCTCTCCGCTTTCGATACGCTGCCATACGTCATTTGAATCGACATAATAGGTTTGTATCCAACTGCCTACTGGCAAGTCCTCTGACAAACCGATTACTGCTGATTTATCTCGATAATGGTCATGCTTTATCCATTGTTCAACTAGATAAACTCCGTCAGCTTCTTCTTGATGTTGTAAAGTTACCTCTGCTTGTCTGTAATTCTTCATAAAGTCCTTTGCCATAGATTCAATAGCTTCTGCTGAGAAAACTATGTCATATTCCTCGCCAGTTTCTTTGTTGTAACGATAAATAGGACGATTTGGAATAGCTACAACCCCAGTTACCATATGTTTCTTTTCATCAGCAAATTTTTCAACTAAAGGTTTATCTTCATTGAAAGCAACAAACGTCTCTTCTACTGCTGGAGATGTCACTAAGCTACATGCAAAAGCTTCTGAATTAACAGTAACCATATATTTTTTACGCTTTTTAGCCATAGAATTTTGTTTTTAAAATTTATTCTTATATATTTGCAAAAATTTAATAATTTTAATAAACATGAAAAAAGAGATAAAAGGTTTCGAAAACTATACTGTTAATGATTGTGGAGATAACGAAAGAACAATATATAACGAAATAAGGGGCAAATACAAAAAACCTCAACAATATAAAAATGGGTATTTTTTTGTTTCGCTTTACCAAAATGGAAAAAACAAAATCTTTCTACTCCATCGTTTGGTAGCAGAAGCATTTATTCCAAATCTAGATAATAAACCTTGCATTGACCATATAAACGGTGACAAAACTGATAATAGAGTTGAAAACCTAAGATGGTGTACACAAAAAGAAAATATGAATAATCCAATCACTAAAAAAAGAATTTCTGAAAATAGAATTGGAATGAAATTCTCAGAATCGCATAAAGAGCATTTAAGAGAAAAAGCAAAAACTAAAATTGGAAAACTTAACAACTTTTACGGTAAAAAACATTCAGAGGTATCAAAAAAGAAGATGTCTGAATCGCATAGAAAAAAATGAGGGCTAGAGTTTCACCGACCTCCTAGCCCCTTAATACAGTCCTTAAAACAAATGGTAGCGACCCGATGCTTATACTGCGTATTTTCTCTGAATATCAATTATTATTTTATCTTTTGCTTGCTGAAGCCTTTTGAATAATGCGTTATATGTAATTCTGCTCTCAAGTACCTTACCAACTTCCTTGTTCTTACCAACAATCAAGCATCCTTCGGTATCTTTTGATGTATTACCACTATGTATTCTGATTCCGCTGTAGCCTTTTACATTGTTTATCAATGGCATTTGCTTTTTATATTTTGGGGAATAAGTGATTAAAACTTGATATATTCCAGTTGGAATGGCTGTTTCACCTTTCACTTTCCTTTTAAGTATTTCCTTTTCTGACATTTCATCACACAATCCTCTGTCAGTATCTTCAATTGTGTCACAAAACAATTTTCCATCAATATATAATTTTCCAATGCAATATGTTGGCCTGTTTGCTATTCTTACTAAAGTCAACTTCATAATCCCCATTCTTCATCGCATTTGTTGATGTATATTCCATCAACATTATTTACCCATATTATCCTTCCCAATTTGCGCCCATCCTTGAAAAAACAATAGCGATAAGGCGCAACATACTGGTTTGTATAAGGATTTTTAAATATCTTTGTTCCTATTGCTGTTCCATTCATAATTAGTTCACTATTATATGTCGAAGCTGCCTCCCAATCCAATATAGGGTTCTAGCCCCTTATAATTGAAACCATAGCCATAACCACCTTGCACACCTATGTGAAATCTATTCCAAAATGTCTTTTTCTTATCGGCATACTTAGTAATTTCTATGGTATTCGTTTTTATAATCTCTGATTTTCTCAAGCTGAGATTGATTGAGTCTACATTGCTTTTTATACCACTGGTAAAAATCTGAAGCTCTGCTGTGTCCTTCTCGCATACAATTGTGTCGTTATATACTTTATTTTCAGTTACTAATTCTATTGGGTTTTGGTTAGCATCATATACTGTGTCAACCTTTGTTTTGTATATGTATTTTGGAACTAGTTTTGTCTTCGTTATAGTTGTATCCTTCCATAAAGTATCAGTTTTTGTACTGAACACTGTGTCAGTCTTCACAATGTCTTTTTTGGGATTGAAATAACCATTTTCATTGAGGTAAAAGAATCCAAATATTAAAAAACATATTGTTAGACATATCCAAATTAATCCGTTATTCTTTAATCCTTTATTCTTCATCTTCCTCTTCTTTTAGTGGAATTTCTTGAACATCAATACCCTTCCTTAGTTTCTCTCTCTGGATTTGCATTCTCTCCATATGTTCTAGATGTCTATCCATATCTCGTCTTAATTGAACTGTTTCGCTTCTAAAATATGCTGAAACTCCAAAAACTGATGCAGCATATAGCAATGCTTGACCAAGTATCCAGAGTATTGAGTCAGCAACTTCACCAATTGGAGGAATCCAGAATCCAGCAATACTCATACACCAACCAAGAATGAAAGCAATAATAGCTGATAGTATTGCCAATTTCTCCTTTATGTTTAGGTCTACCCACTTTGTTTTCATTGTTTTATGTACTTTTATTTAAACATGAAAAAAAAGAGAGTTGCCCCTCTCACAAGACAACCCTCTTTGAATTAGAATATTTAAGCAAAAGTGTGCTCAATTTATACTTCTAGACCACTTAAAACCTTAACTTGGTTAACTCTGTCAGTTGCATTCTGAATGTCAACCACAGCTACTTGAACTGGCCTATTGCTATAATCCTCAAACGCTGTTAGCATTCTGTCAGACAAGTCAATGTCATTTCTAAGTGTAGGAAGCTGGCCACCATCAGCGAACTTGGTTCTTACAGCCTTGATGTTCTTTCTAACACTGCCACTTCCATAGAACTCAATCATATCATCAAGTGATAGTTTCTTCTTCTTGGTGTTGATATAATCTAGCAATTCAACGTTATTCGTTGTTGTGGCCTTGTTTGTGATATATTCACCACCTTCAACTTCAGCCCTTCCACCAAGAACCTTAACACCACCTTGTCTGTGACTCTTTCCTTCAATCACACCACCAGTTGCGTACTTCTTAGGCTTTGCTGATATAACCGCTGCAATCTGTGCTGCTCCAACTGCTGCTGCAAGTGCCATCATTGGAATTGCTGGGATTGGCCATTTATTAACTGCTGCCATTGAGACTGCCATTGCCGCATTGATATATGCTTGAGCCTTATCCATTTCCCACTTCCTCTGTGCTTGTTCGTTTTCAAGGTCTTTCTTCTTTTCTTCAGCCTTTTCCTTTTCTTTCTCAATCTTCTTTTCTTGAGCAAGTGAAGCCCTCTGTGCTGCCATTTCAGCATTAAGAGCATCAATTAATTGCTGTCTTCTATCACCCCTTGCTGTTGAAAGCTCATCTTCAATATCCTTAACAGCATCAGCATATTTCTGTGTTGCTTCCTTTTGCTTATCCAAGAGCTTTTCATATTCCTCAATATATTTCTCTTGTTTTGCAATTCTATCTGCATACTGGTTTGACTCTATTTCTGAAATTGAACCAAGGATTGAATTTGCAGCTTGTCCAACTTGCTGTATCCATTGGTTAATACCTTCTGCAAGTTGTTCAATCTGTCCAGAAAGGCTTAATTTATGCCTTAAATCATCCATTTTTTCACCAACACCAGAAGCATAGTTGTCAAGTTCCCTCAATGATTGTTTATATATATTCTCATCAATTACACCTTCTTGGAATTCCTTGTTAAGGCTTATTCTTTTCTCAGCTATTTTCCTAACAAGATTTTCATATCCATCCAACAGTTCTTTATTATTCTTATTGGTTTGTTTTAAATTGACAATTCCCAAACCATTCATAACTGGTTGTTTTGACGCTAGCTCTGATATTGCAGTCTGGAAGTCTCTGAACTCTTGAAGTGACTCTTGGTAGTATTCGGCATTAATGCTCTTGAGCTTGTCAGTTTTTTCTCTTTCTAACTCTTCTAGTTTTAAGTTATGTTCCTTCTCTGCTAGAAGTCTATTGGCTTGTGCTTCATCAGCGATTCTATCTACAGCATCATCCCTCTGTTTTTGAGTGATAAGCTCATCTTCAAGATTCTTATCAGCTATCTTTATTAATTCTTCCTCTTGAGAAGCTATATTTCTCTTTCTAGCATCGAATTCTTTATTCTCCAACTCAACATTCTGCTGATATAGAGCCTCTGCTGAAATCTTTTCATTTGCTATTCTAGTTGCCCAATAAGCCTCCACTGCCGAAAGCCTTTGGTTGAACATTGTCTTCAAATCCTTTGTATAGCTCTCTTCTATTAGCAGATTCTTAATTTCGTTTACTCTCGCTTGGTCTTCTTGTGTGTAATACTTCTGAGCAAGCTCTTTGTTGTAATCATCAAGCAATGCCAACTTTGCATTATATGCGATTTCATCTATCTTAAGATTTGCTTCTTGTTCTTCCTTAAGCTTTTGGTATTTCTGTTTTTCAATATCTAACTCTTTCTCGATTTCATACTTTTTCTTTTCATACTCATCATCCCACATAAAGGCTCTGTTCCATTCAAGTTGCTTAAGCTTTTCATTGGTTTCCTTTTGAACTTGTACAAGTTTGTTTTCAGCAACTTCAATTTCGGCATTATTACGTATTATAAGCGTCTTATATGCATTTTCAGCCATTGATACTTCCCTTTGAATATCAATAAGCTTCTTATAATCTTGAACTGCTTCATCCTTGTCAACCGATATAATGTTTAGAGTCTTTCTTGTTTCCTCCGATAGCTGGTTCTTTCCTTGAACACCATAAGATGAAATACTTTGGTTCATCAGCTGGTTCTTGGCATTTTCAAGATTCTTTGCCATTTTATTGGCAGTCTTTTCAGCAATCTCACTAGATTTTTTATAATTATCTAGACTCATCTGATAGATTGAGTTCCACATATCTTTATAAGTCTTCTCTACTTTCTCAGTATGTTCTTTCGTTGCTTCCTCAATCTTCTTGTCATAGTATTTGTTGGTTTCAAGTTCAAGCTCTGCAACCATAACACCATCAGACTTGATTTTAGCGAGCTTCTGTCTTCTTTCCTCTTCTAGTTGGGTTATCACTTTATTCAAACCCTCCTTCATATTCGCTATCTTAAGTCTATATAACTCCTTTTCAGCTTCTGCTTGTTTCTTGGCATATTCCTTGGAATCTTTCAAAGCCTTCTTCTGACCCTCTTCTCTCTCTTCTCTTTCATCTGTCCATAGTTGCCTCTGGTAGTCATTCCTCTTTTTAATCAACTCATCGTATTCCTTGCTTCCCTTCTTGGCCATTGAAATCTCCTTGTCAACAATTGCCATCTGGTCTTTCAAATACTTCTGAGTTCTCTTATGCGATTTGCCAAACTTTGCTTCCTCATTCTTCAGCCATTCCTCATTGGCTTGCTCTTGTTTTGAAAGCATCTTTTTGTTATGAGCATCTTGCTGTCTCTCAGTCTCCTTATTATAACCTTTTTGGAAGTTTCCAGCAATGTCAAACGTCTTCTTGAAACCTTCTCCAATAATCTTTGGAATATCTGTGAAATTACCTTCAACAATGGCCTTAATAACCTTTGCAAGAGTTACCAATGGCTGAACCATATAATTGATGATTGCAGTTCCAACACCAGTTGCAACGGCTCTAATCTTTCCAAACCATTTCTCCAAGTTCTTTAACGCTGGAATTGTGTCTGTAAACCAATTATAAATGTCTTCCCAATAAGTTATAAGGGTGGACACCAAACTGATGACCAAGCCAATGCCAATGGCCTTTAAAGCCAACGATAATCCCTTTGTAGCAAGAGTTGCAGAGTTTGTTGCTGCTGCTTGTGCTGTCTCTGCTGCTTCAAGACCTTCAGATGCTGTTTTTCCAGCCACCATTGTGGTGTTAAGTTCTTGCTGTGCTTTCTTAGCTCCAGTTAAACTTGAAACGAAGTTGTCAATTGCATCGTTACCTTTTGCAAGCCAACCACCGATACCTTCACCAGTCTTCATTTGCTTGGAAATTGATTCAATTCCTTGCATTACATTCTGTAAAGCTACCAATTTCTGTATGGACTGCTCAATTGCATCACCATCTAATCCAAAAATAGCACCAAGACCCTTTGCAGTTGAAGCTACGGCAACAATTCCTTGCATTGTATCTAACAATGTATCCATCCACTTTGAACTGACAGACACATCCTTCAAGTCTGAATTAAGCTTCTTAACAGCCTTGTCAAGCTCTTTATACTCCTTTGTACCTTGCTGGCCATTGACAGCCATATTCTTAAGCTCATTTCCAAGTTCTCTTGCAGCTTGCTTTGCACTGCTAAAGGTCATTACAGTATCTCCAACTTGAACTTGAACACCCTTCAAACCATTAGCAACACCATTCGCATAGTTTCCAACATCCCTTGAAAACACACCATAACTCTTTTCAGCCTCTTTTAATTTGGCATTAAGTTCTCCAGCCTCTTGAGCCATTTTCTTGAACTCATCAGAGTCCATATCCTTGGTCTGCATAGCTTTCTTAAGGTCTGCAAGATGGTCTTTAACACCCAACATTGTGTTAGAGTACTCCTTAAGAGCAAGATTATCTTCCGCAAATCTTGAAGATGCTTCCTTCTTGGTCTCTTTCAAGATTTCCTTCTGGTTCAATAGCTCTTGATACTCGTCCCTTCTCACATCAGCAATACTTTGCTCAGTCTGCTCAATCTGCTTAAGCAAAGTGTCTTCTTCCTTTAACTCAGCAGTTCTGCTAGATGTGTTTTGTGGGGCACTAGTTGTTGTGCTCTCTGTAACATTTGCTACAACATTGACAACTTTGCCTTGAAGAGCATTTATTCTGCTCTCCAAGGTGTTAAGCTTTTCATTCAATGCATCAACAGCATTTATGGATTCTTGTATTCCATTAATTACAATCTTAAATTCAGCAGTCTTTGCCATTTTATATTGTATTTTTATAGTTATTTTATGGTTTCTTTATCAGTTTGAGGGTAGATTGCGAATTTCCACTTGGGTCGAAACCACTTATCTCTCCACAATAGTGCAAATCGCTATTGAAACGTACCAATGCTCCATTCTTTATATTGAAATACTCCAGTGGTGTTAAATAGCAATCAACATTCACATAGTTACTTGATAACATTGGATAAATCTGGAAATATTCTGTTACAATGCTCTTTTCACTATCCTTATATGATAAATTGAATCTGTTCCAAGTGTTCATTGGGTAGGTAAGGTTAACCATTTCTCTGCTCCAACTTGAGAGATATACATATTCTTGAGATACTTGGTCTCTGTACCAAAATCTCTGGGTCATCGAATACCCATCATGCTTCATTGCCTCATCATATCCATACCCATCAGCCATATATTCTGACTTCTCTATCACTGGAATCATTATCGTCATATCTGCTCCACTTTCATCACCATTCGGTGACACTTCCTTCCAATTGAATGAATCATAGTATGTATAGCTAAACTGTGTTTGTGTGTTCTGGGAATCAGTTTCATAAGTATCATCATTCAACTGTACAACTGTGAATCCACTGTCACCCCATTTATCCCAATCCTCATCATTGATATGGTCTGGTGATACAGTCCTTTCAAATCCCCATTCCTCAGTGTCAATCTTATACTGTACTGACATTTCCTTTGGATAGCTTATGAACTCCGTTTCACAATCAGCTTCTCCAACTCTGTCATCAATGTCAACAGCATATGTTATATTATTGTTAATGCCTTTGTTGGTGTTTATTTCAACATGATTTCCACTTGAAATTAAATCAAGATTGAATGCCTTTAATACGTTATTAATCCAATCAGAAACCTTGGTTTCCTTGTTTGTGAAATTGGATAGGTTAAGCTGTGTTGGGAATGTTGATACAGACTGAAGATTCCAACTTGGGTCAGACTTCAACACCTCATAGTCTTCATTGTTCATTGCAGTAATGTCTATGGATGCTTGAACTGAAGTGGAATATTTCTGTCCATCATAATCCCTCTGCACTGCCACAAGCTCTAGAATGTCATTCTTGTTTAGATATACACAGCATTGAACTTGACCAGTCATTGTACTGTTATTGGAATTGATATTTGACGAAGAAAGAGCATATGTATTCTTGCAATAGTCTGTTGGAGTTGTCGTTGTTGCAGTTGTTGAATCTCTTCCAACGAAATCCATTCCCTTTACATCAGCGAATATCTTATTGTTGATTGTACACATCTTTGACCAAGACTTACCATTCCTCATTACACTGACAGTACCATCACCCATTGTAGAGAAACCGCATATGAATGCTGGTGATACAGCTTGGTCGTATGGCATTACAAAACCTTCCCTATGTATATAACCATAAGTGTTAGGAGTTGCAGTACCTAACCTAGTGCCAACATTTGAATGGGCTGTTCTTTCCAAACTGCTTCCACCAAATGTTCCACCAGATGTCTCTGTTCCACTTTTCCATCCCCTACGGTTGTTCTCAGTCTGTACTGTTACAACAAGGCTGTCAGTTTCTGTTGGAGCTTGAGACGAATATAGTTCTTGATGAGGATAATCAGTCTTCCATTCCTCTCTGTTGGTATAAGTACCACCAGTGTATGTGCCGCCTCTATATGTATATTCTGATTGATTTGGGTCTCCAGTCATATACTTAACGTTCTTTGAACCCTTTATCAATTCTATATTATCATCATAATTCCTAATCAATTGTATTTCCAATGGTGTGTGCTCAACAAATCCCCTTGTGATTGTTACATCCCTTTCTTTAAACTCATCGCCATCATTGAAAGTGGTTGTCCATTGTTTTGCTACGAAGGTTGTTCCAGCTCCACTTAATGAAGCACTAACATTTAGCTTTATCCTATACCAACCATCTGCTGGAATCACAATCAACGACTCTGTAGGGTCATACATATAACTGTCACTGTTCATTGTTACAGTTGCTGCACTGTTGTTTTTTGAGTCCATAATGTTCCAAAACTGCACTGTTCCGAAATTATACTCTGTTGATGCCTCCCTATTTGATGCATTTATAGCTGGATTTACTGCCATATATGGAAACTTCAAGTCTTGCTGCAAACCTCCACTTGAGTTTGTCAACACTGGTGTTCTCTGTCCAAACCTCTGTGTGCTACTATTCTGACTGTAATAGTTGTTCCAAGTCACATTCAAACTAAGATGGCCAAACTTTGGATTTCCAAGATTGTATGTAGGCATTTGCTCTTGAGCAAGATTGCAACTTGCATAGATGTTATTGATATAAGGGTCAGAGAATGCAGAACCAGTTATGTCATAACCCTTCCATTCGAATGCTTTCTTGATTGTCTCCATCATATTCATTGAAGGATAGAAACTTTCAACCCACCATTTGTTGTACTTGTCAATGTCAAACTTCGATGTATACGTAGCTCCTACATCGTCCTTTGACACATAATCCTTTTGGAATACACCATAACTTACCAATGGAAAGAAATACTTGGTAGAATAGTCTGCATTGACCGCATTAATGGTTGTAGCACCGCTAAAGTCCACATACCAAGGAATATCAGTCATCACAGCATCACCGAATATGTCTTCCAATGTTGAAACCTTGATATTGACAAGATTGCAACTGTATGTCTTATCCTTTCCATTATAGCTATGTATTGTCAAGCTACCATCGAATATCAAGTTGCCATCAGCATATACTTGTGCAGCATATCTAGCTCTGAACTTATTTGGCTTTGAAAGCACATTTGCAAAGTTCAGAATTTTGTTGTTATTCGGTGTGGCTGGAATATCAAACGAATAGCTATACTCAGCTTGCTTTGTCGTTGTCTTGGTCGGATTGAATAATACATTATTAATCCTCAGATTAAGACTTTCTTGACTCTCAAGCTCAATTGGCTGTCCATCTATGTGTAATTCAATATAATGTTGTCCGCTTATCATTATTCTGCGCTGTATTTATATGTTAGATTTGCAGTGAAGATGCCATTATAGTTTTGGTCTTCATTTACCTCAATGTTTGTTGGTATGATGTAGTAGGTAGAACCAGCCACATCTGTCCATACTCTCTTTGACTTTGCTAGAGAGGCGAATATGTATTTGCCATTCTCTTCCATCAGATGGCTTGTAAGCTTTACACTCTTCTCACTGTCATTCTTGTATATCATCTTCTTCTCAAATGCATATGTTGTGTAATAATCAAATACATTCTTCTCATATGTATCAATGTTAACACTTTGGGTTTCAGTCTTAGCACCAGTGAAATCGAAGAATGAAATTCCACCATACTCATTTCTCCAATATACCCTTTGGAAATACTCTGTGGCCTTCAATGGCTTTATGACGTTGAATCTGATAGGTTCGTTGGAGTCTATCTGGACATCCACATAATATGCACTTGTGAAGTACTGTGACGGTATTGATACATTCCAATCAACCAACACTGATTCTGAGTTTCTCCTACCAATTGAAGTGTATGTGTATAACTCATTAAATGCGCTGTCCTTTACACTAACAACCACATTGAATCCACTACGGTCATCACCCAGAAGAACTGAGAAAGGAATAAGACTGTCATATGTGTAGAATACTTGCTTCTTATTGCCATATTTTCTATTTATTAGGAAATCACAGCCTTGAGCATATTTGAACTTGTCAGAGCCATTGCAATGGTATCCAACTGTCGTTAATCCACTTTCATTACCTACTGGTTGCCATTGTCCATTCTCTGTAATCATATTGACAGACAGTATATAAGGTGTTGACTTTCCAAACTCAGATAGTGTTGCAAGCATTGGTGACATATTGAACGCACATTCTTTGCCATAGAAGTACTTCTCTAGTGTTGTGACATAGTTATCAATGTCAAACGTTGTTCCGCTATACACATCAACTGTTATCTTGCTGTTAAACAAAACTGAATAACTCTCACCATCAGTATAGTTCATTGATAGATGTTCAGATGGTATGTTGGTAAGCAGCTTTGAAGAGTTTATATTCTTCTTTCCAATGGTCTTTGCCGTTAAGTATATGTCTGGGCCATGCGCCACAACATTATAGTTTGCAGCTATTGAACTGCAATTCCTCAATGCCATAGCAACATTCATAGCTGTTGAATCCTCGTCAGCATCAATATAGAACCTCTTGTTATTGCTCAAACTAGGTGTCATTACATTAGATACAGTCTCCCCCATTACTGTTATATAATATTGGGAATCAGCCGTTACACTCTGTCTAAGATTACCCTCAAAGAATACGTTAATGACAGCATATGTACCAGTTGTGTCTTCCGAAACCTTCAAGATATTAGGAACATCTGAAAAAGTCAAGATGTTTGTAGGTTCTTCGATATTATTATAAGTTAATTGCATATCTTATCTTGTAAAAAAATTAGTTATTTCTTGCATCATATCGTCAAACAAATCCTCTGCCCATTTCTCAAAGAATTCCTCCAAGAAAGGCAGAACAAACGTTGGGTCATCATTTATATATCCGTTGCCAATGAACGGTCTAGGAGCTATTCCTCGCTTCACAATGCTCTTTATGCAAGCCCAAGCTGTCTGGTTCTGTGTCATTCCATCAAACCTTATCCCCTTTCTCTTTACCCACTTGATAATGGCTGGAACAAACCCACTTGGAGGTGGTGTTCCCCATCCAATCCTTCTACCTCCTACAATGTAGGTGTAATAGTCAGCAATGACGAATACAATCTCATTATCACCCATCACCTTTGCATCTATGGATTTCTCTAGATTGCTACCAATGAGAGTGTTTTGACCAGTCTTCTGATTAACACCCTTCTCTGAATGAAGGTTGGCTATCACTTGGTCTTTTATCTGATTTGCCAAGAGCTGTAATTCATCCTTCAGTAATTTATTGTAGTCCATTAGCAATCTCTATTCTTTGGTAATGTTATTGGATGAATATCTATGTCACCAATCGTATCTGCACTTATCGTTATCACTGTATCTGTGTCACCGCTATATGGCTCATCATTGAAGTTCTCATCCAACTCGCATAGATTAAGTGGTGATGGCATATGCAAAATAAGCGATAATTTGACTCCTGCTGCATTATCATCAGTGTAGTGGCTAATAGTAAGGATGCTATAGTCATAAACGCTCACAATGCCTTTATATGCGTCTTGAGTATCAATGAAAGCCATGATGTCACAAGCAATCGTATATGCATTGTTCTGAACGTCTAGAATGGTATTGCCACTCTCTCCAGTTGGGAAACCAAGAATGTATATTTCAAACTCTGCCTTGAATATATTTGTTGTTATGTTTAACTGGTGCAAACTAACATCATCAACATACACTTGGTACATTGCATGATTGTTCTGCGCATTGTTTAACATATCACTCTGGTATCTGAATGTCCTTACACCCTTATGACGAAGCGACACATTCTTTAATATTTCAATTACATCTGTAAGCATAATAATTTTTATTTTAAACATGAAAAAAAGGGATAGATTATCGTCTACCCCTTTGTGCTTTTCTCCTATCATCTTGATAACGCTCTTCCACCTCATCCACCTCTTGTTTCTCAATCATATAGCTCAACCACTGTAGATAATCTACAAGATAGAGTCCATAGATTTCTCCAATTTTGAAAGCTTTTTCATCAGCCGCTTGGTACATCGTTCCGATATTTCCCCATTTTCTCTGGAATTCAATATATCGTTGCGAGTGTGGTTTATGGCCTCTTGAAGCTCCAAAGACAATAGGGTAGGACTCTGTAATACTATGTAGCATTGCAAAAAAAAACTGATAATTGGCATCACATCCATCAATTTTGCATCCTCAAACATCTTTATCCTTGATGGCAATACCTCATTCTCATAATGGCTGTCATATATCTCATCTTGCTTTCTGCATAATATTGCCAATATTACAGCATAATTGCTCTGGTTATCCTTTAAAACACTATCTACAGCAATATATTCACCCACCTTCAACTTCTCTTGTGTGTTGGCAATATAAGTCTCACCATCAATTACAATTTTATTGGTAGACTCACCATATTTTGGCTCTTCTTGAAGCCACTGAAGATGCTCTAAAATCTTATCAAGGAACTCAATTGGAAGAGCATTAACCTCATCTATTGTGTGATTGGTGAGAATGTGTACAATTTCCCTAATATCAACCTTATTTTCCTTTTCCTTGTAAAATGCATCAATCTCTTGGAACATCTTCAACGAAATTTGAGACCAAGACGTTGGTACTGTCCAAGACCCATAATCTATAACATCTTTTTCTTCTAAATTGTCCATATTAATGTAATAATTTTGTTTGCGTTTTAACGAAATTCATATTATTTAATCCACTATATTTGAAATCTTCCCTACATTGAAGACATACACCAAGACTAGTAACTGTATCGTCATGAAATCCATCCCTAGCTGCATATGTAATGTTGCCTCCTTTGGTTAATTTAAAAGTAAAAGTGGATAGTTCGCTGTATAATAACTTATTATCCTCTTCGAAATGTATTGCATTATTGGCAATAGCAACTGCCAGCAATGATATATACTGTTTCTTAGTCTCATTTGTTGTTGTAAACGAATAGAAATTAGATTTCCTTATTAATTTCTTCTTAATTTCATTCGCCATAACCTCACCAATGCTGTTATTCTCGATATACGTAGCCACTGGGTTATATTCGTTGATAATTCTTGCAATTTTATCATATTTCTGGTCTAATGTACCCTCTATTTTATATTGTCTTACGTTATTATCTTTATTTACGATTGATATTATGGTGTTATCATCACCAACTGATGATGGGTCAACTCCAATCCAGCACTTACCCTTCTCAAAATGACCATCGAAACAATTCTCAAAATTGGGAAATACAGTTAATGCATTATCCAAGAACTCAACCTCAAACTCCTGTTTGAAAGCCAGTGGTGGATAACCTCTCTTCAGTTCTTCAATTTCTTCCTTTGTAATTAAATCATCATCATATATCGTTGCAGTTAACTGATGATAACCATTTTCTCCATTGAATGCCTTGAGATATAAATCATAGTACATTCCTTGTCTTCCATTTGGTGTCGATATAACCAATACCTTTGGCTTCCTAGCCTTTATAATAGGGAATATGACGTTGTAGTAAGGGTCACTTCCATCAGATAGCTGTGTGGGAAAGAATGCAGCCTCATCCATTACCAATATTCCAGACACTGTGTTACCTCTGATAGATGTTGGACTCTCCATTGAAAAGAATTTTAATGTTGCTCCATATATTGATTCTATCTTAAGGTCTTGCGCATTTGCTTTTTTGACGATTCCAGTACCCTCAAGGAGTTGTGTAAGCTCTGCGAATACTTTCTTACCTTGAGCAAATGTAGGGCTAATATAAGCATTAAATGTATTTGGTCTGCATAGATATTCAATCATCATAATCTCAGCAAACACCGTCTTTCCACACTGTCTGCTCCAACGAGCAACAAGAAACTTACAATCCCTTTTGTGCATGAGGTCATAAGCTTCTTGTTGTTTTTTCGTCAATTTGATGTTGAAATTAATCTTCATCCACTATCTCACCGTCTACTATATCATTATTATTCTGGAATCCAAAATTAATTGTAATACCACCTTCTTTATCAGAGTTAACTTGGATATTTGTCTGGTTATCCCTTATACCCAAAAATATCTTTGCCATTGAATCCAATGTTGCTCTAGCATTAAATAAATCATTTCTCTTCATGCATTCTGCCAATATCGTCTCATATCTGGAATAGAAAACATCTTTCAGTTTTTCCATCTCAATATCGGTATCAACAGCAAATCTATCTAATGCTGCATTGTAATAATAAGCTGACTGTCTTGGTTTATAAGGTTTATTACCATATTCTCCCAATTGTAATTTCTGGAGTACATCACTTCTAGATACTCCATTGCATATATCAACGTACACAAGGCTAACAAGGTCATCAGCCTTGTTGTAATTTTCAGTCAAAGTTGGCATTCCTCTTGCGGTTGGGGTTTTCTTTGCCTTTCTCATCTTCTTACTTTTCTCGCCATGTGACCTTGCTAACATACTATTTCTTTTTTGTCTTCGTTATCTTTGCCTTTGGCTCTTGAAGAGCTTGCTCTTTACGCACAGATTCATTCTGTGCCTCTTCCTTTACTTCCAAAGTCTTCTTAAATTGATTCAATGCTGATTCAAGCTCTGTAACTCTCTGGCGAATACATGACCCGCATGATGTCGGTGCTACTTTCTTTTCCAATACTCGATTGTAGACAGTAGTAAGTAGAGTGCCATCACAATAGAAGCCTCTATTCTTTATATCAATAAACTTTTCGACTAATTTAACGTCTTCATTATTCCATTTCATTTGTCTTTATTTTTTTAAATCGTTATTGTTTTCTTTCGTTGGTCAATTCTAAGTCCTATGTATAGCATAAAAGCAAAGAATACACCAATAATTAGCATAATCCAGTCATTGAAAATCAGTGATATGAATGTTGATGTAACCCAAGCAATATGGAAGCTCAAGCACTGTCTGCACTCAAATCCTTCGAATTGGAATAATGGATGCTTATCTGCTAATCTGTATTGTTCTGTGAAATACCATCCAAATGTGTACCCAATAAGCACTGATAATACAAGTAGTATAAATTTAATTGCCAACATATAATATTTGTATAAACATGATTATTTTAGCTTAGTTTGTTATTAAATCACCGTATATATCATAGAACTCCTTCTTGATGATGTCTCTTGTCAGATTTTCCTTCACCCATTTGTTAACCTCAAGTATCTTATCTCTGGATTTCTTGATATGCGTTTTATCATGTATCTGCTTGTATGTATATTGACACAACATCTTCAATTTGAATAGATAATAATGTTCAGCATCAAAGTTTATTTCAACCAGTTTCATAATATACAGAACTGAGAAATCTTCAAGTAGGTCTTTAATTATCTTCTCTTGTCTAGATGATTGTGACCTCTCATATCTTTCATTGAACTCATCTTGTGTGATATTGCAATCTCGTTTCTTAATATATGCATAGCGTTTTTCACATCTGAGATTATTAACATAGCTTCTGGTGAAATAGTTCATTATTCCTCGTTCAGACATATCATCCAACTGTCCTTTCTTCTGTATTATCTTATGTATTTGTAATACTGTATCATTGAGTGTGTCTTCAGAATATTTCTCACCATTGCGTTTGCATACATCTTTACATATTTGTTGTAGATTGTTGTAGTTGCTATTTAAGCAAGTGAAATAGGCTGTTACTGCTGTGTTTTCCATTCCTCGTTAATTCGTTTTACCAGCTTATTATCCTTATATATTGCAGCATCATTGATATGTAAACCTTCTCTGAATGCCATTTCAAATCCTTGATAGCCCTTTGATGGAATACGCTTCTTCTCCAGTTTTGGTCTCACTTTTAACTTGCCAACATTGAATATTACAACCACATTGTTATTGAGGAAATTGACATATAGCCCTTCGTATCCTATTACTTGGTCTAGCAACAAATCAGCAATTTTATGACTTTCAATGAACAATGTGTTTTCGTTGAACTTATCACCCATAAACTTACCAGATTGTGTTAGTGTAACATCCCTTGTCTTCAACTCAAGATTAAACTTTCTTGTCTCTCCTAATTTGTTGGTAGTTTGTCCAGTTGCATCAGTGTGGTAATACTGTGGCATTCTTCCTATTTCATCAAATAGATGTGTGTGCTCGTTGAAATCACATAATAGTTTCCAGTTTTCATTCTCTTTTTGCTCAAAATAATTTTTGTCCATATATAAATCCTTTCATTTTAAAATATAATTATTTTCCTCGCCCAAATAAACAGTTATCACTTAGTTAATCGTAATGTTAGTCTTATTATTTCTGATGTCTTCCAGTTGGAATATAATAATTGCAAATCCAATCAATAAAATAAATGTATTCATATTGCTCTTTTAATATAAATATCACATCACTTGAGAAAAAATCGAAAAAATGGAAAAATATTTTTTAAAGAGCACCACAAATAGCACTGTGAGTTTTATAGAATTAATATTGTGTTGTATTTCAGCGATTTAGTAAAATATCTATGTCGTTCCTCAAGGACGAACTAGGTGTGTTTTGTAAATAAACCAGAATTAATATAAGCGATTGATAATAAAATAATTGGGGAAATATTTGGTGATTTGAATAAATAGCACTATCTTTGCATCCAAATTAGTTTAAGTCGCACCGTAAAAAGAACTGAATTATGAAAGTATCAATTGCTAGAATCAGACTTTATCTGAAGGAAGGAAAGACATTGGCTGATGGTTCAAATCCCATTATGCTGATGTGTAGTTTTAATGGTCGAAAGGAAGTATCGACTGGTTATTCATGCATTCCAAAATATTGGGATAAGAAATCTGAATGTGTGAAGAAGGGTTATTCAAATTGGGTAATGATTAATCATGCGATAAACCAATTGAAGAATGAAGCCATTGAACGTAGGAATGAATATGAGCGTCTTGGTGAGGTTTATACTCCCCAGATGATACTTACGCCAAAGAAGGTATTAAGTGGCAGCAAAAACGACATAAAGAGTCTTATTGATGAATATAAAATTGAGAAAGCCATAAAGGAGAACACAGCATATAATTGGAGATATATGTTTAACCTTATTTCTGAATTTGACAGCAAGGATGTTATTGTAAATGAGTTAAGATTGGAATATGTGAAGCGTTTTGTAAAATGGATGCAGAGTGAGAAGAAATTATCTGATGGTGTAATAAAGATGATACTTAGCAAGGTTGGTGCTATTGTTAATTATGCCATTGAGAAAGGGTTGATGAATGCTGATGATTATCCTTTCAAGGATTGGCATTATAAGCAAAAGTTCAAGACTGCATCAAAGTTGGATTATATTCATTGGAAGACATTAGATGTTATGAAGGAAATGTTGCTTGATGATATTATTGTGAGGAATGGCAATAGATGGTCATATAAGGATGAGGTATTGGATGAGTTGATGTATAAGAACAGTGCATTGTTTGCTCGTTTTTTATTTATGGAAATGGTATTATGGCAAGGTTTAGCTCCTGTTGATATTTGTCATGTTAGGAAAGAGGATATTGATGTGAAGACCATAGGTGGTAAGGATTATTACTGTTGGGATGGAAAGAGAAGCAAGACAATGAAGGCTGTCAAGGTTAGGATTCCTTGTCACACTGTATATACTGAGGTGATGGTTAAGACAATGTTGATGTTTAATCAAGGGGAATGGTTTTTACCAGTATTGAATGATTATACTATTGAAACATCTGAAAATAGCAGAAAGCATAGGATAAGCAACAATTTAACTACTTTAGCTCCCAAGCTTAGAGAATGGTTTAAAAAAGTAAATGAAGAGGTTGTTAGAAGGAATGTTGAGAATGATGGGGATATACCATTGATAGATATGAAATGTACTTTTTATTCGTCAAGGCATAGTTTCGCAATGATGTATATGATGAAGGGTGGTAGTCCAATGAATCTTGCTACTTTGTTGGGTAGGAGTCCAAATACGTTGTCACAGTATATCAAGGAATTGGAAGAGGAAGGTGATTTGGTTGATGCTGTATCCATTTTGTCTTGATACAATTAAGGGGAGCAGCCGTATTGCTACTCCCCACATCAACTAAACATTTATTTATAGAATTATGACAAAATGTATATTGAAACACCTCTGTAGGTTAACCGAACTTTATTGCATTATTTAGGCTCCTGCAATCGGAGCTACAGAGGTGTTATTGTATTGAATCTAAAAATTCCCTAATGTATTGTCTTTCCAATGTTGCTTGTGCTTGAGGTATAAGCAGCCAGCGTTCTCTGAACTTGGTGAATAGGAATCGTTTAAATGCTTCTATTCTTTCCTTTTTTGCTGCTGGTTGGTATGTTACCTTTCCATCGTTGCAGTTTACCTCATATTCTTGTGCCTCTACAATTTGTCTACAGCTTCTACCATCTACTCTTGTATAACCTTTTGGGTCAGTGTCCATGCAAGGCAGTTGTTCTCTTTCATCGTCTGTTAGAGGCTTGGTAAAATAAGAAAATCCTTGTTTTGTGCAAGGTTGTTTTCCTAGGTGATAGAGAATGTTCCTCACTTGTGTTGGAGTTACACTTGTTTTCTCTGCTGCTTCTGCTATTGATGCTGCTTTGCGCCAGAACTCTTGATTCTTATAGATATAGATTGGTATTGGTTTTCTCATATCATCTTGGTAATCTACTATTGCATAGAGCACAGCATGGCTCTACATTATCTTTTGTATGTGGTAGGGCATTATCAAGTCTATTACAACCTATTACCTCCCATCCACTTATACCACAGTGAGCACATGGTTTAGTGAATATGTTTTCAACAATCCATTCTGCTGTTAAATCACCTTTCCCTCTATTTCGTTCTTTGTCAGCAAAATTGTAGGCATGTAGCAGACTTCTTGCTCTTCCTATTGGTGTAGAAATATATTCTTTTTGATACTCCAAACATTTTTTTCTGTTTTTATTGTACCATTTTTTCCATGATGAATTTACTTTGTCTTTGTTGGTATCCCTATACTCTTTTTGACGTTCTAGAACTTTTTCTTTGTTTTCTTCATAATATTTCTTTTGGGAAGAATTTACTTTGTCTTTGTTTATTTCTCTCCACAGCCTATTTTTTTCCAATATAGAGACTTTGTTTTTCTCATAATGCTGCTTTCTACTCTCAATTATTTTTTCCTTGTTAGCCTCCCTATATTTAGCTACTTGAGCTAGTATTTTCTCCCTATTTGCTTGATAATACCTTTTGTTTAGTTCTCGTTTCTCTTCTTTTGTCATAACTATTTTAACATTATTATTGCCTCCACTGGAGACCCAATTTATAATAAATGCGATTCTCCCTCATATAGTTTGTCACAAGTTCCCTAGAAACTCCATAGAAGTCTGCACATTCTTGTGGATTTCTGAATGTCTTGATAACCTTTTGCTTTGGTATTGAGAAGACAAACACCTTATTGGTGTATTGTGGCTTATGGTATTCTTTAAGTTCCTTTGCTATGTCTTTCCTTGTTTGTTCCACAAGTTTATCCCAAAGTTCCCAATTGACTTCAATTCCTTCCTCTTCCGCTAGGTCATCTAGTTCTTCTCTTGAGTCTATATCAACGCTCTTGAAGCTGTCTTCTGTATGGACTCCGAATCTGTTTATTCCTCTTGGCATAACTTTTTTTTAAATAAATAGTATTTCATTTTGAAAAAATACAGATTTATTGAAAAAAAAGTTGAGAGAGCAGTAGAAAAAAGAATTGTAATTGAAAGCGCACTATGTTGTTATATGAAAGTATAAATGGAGCTGCTGCTCTCTCAGTATTATTGATTGGTATATTGTTTTCTATATTGGATTTAAACTGAATTTAAATTCTCCACAACTTTTACACCTTCCATGACAACACCTTGATATACTTTGTGCCCAAATACCCAAATTAGCACTACATTCTTTAATTGAATCCCATTTTTTTATAAACTCACCATCCTTGCTGTATTGGTAAACAACTTTCCTCAATTTTGGTTTAGTTGTCTTCTTACAACGAGGTTGTTTAAGTTTCTCAATGAGTTGTGGAGTGACCTTTCCTTTGTTGGAAGTTTTGTATCTTTCTTTTGTTATAGGATTGTTTCTGTTTTCTTTTGGTGTAGCAATTCTGAGGTTTTCTAGTCTGTTATCATCCCTCACAGTGTTCTTATGGTCTATCTCATATCCTTCTGGAATTTCACCATTGAAAGCTTCATAGACAAAACGATGCATGAGTACTTGTTTTCCATTGATACTTACATGCATATAACCATTTTTTGTTTTGAATCCTACTTTCTTTCCAAACCTATTGATGACTGTTCCGTCATCCTTAACTGTAAATCCTTTGTATGTTACTTCCATTTGTGCAAAGATATAAAAAGTTTTTGTAATTAACAAATTCTAGAGGTACTTTTTTAATCTAGAAAACTAAAATCTTCATCTGTTGAAGCTGTAGAAATTTCTGCAATTGATTCCAATGCTTCCTCAAACATTCTTCTAAGATAGCTTGAACATCTATTGAAGTCTGTATTGGTAATCTGTAGTCTTTTGCTATTAAGTCTTCTAAATATTTCCTCTCTCTTGAATATAAGTTCCGAGTCTGTGTAACCAACAAGGTTCTTATCAACATCAGCCTTAAACTCTTCAAAGAAATTGTTGTTAGAACTTGAAATTGAATTTGCAGTTGATGTTGTATTTGTATTTTCAATTGAATTTGATGTTGTAATTGATGTTGTAGTTGTAATTGCAGTATTAATGGGCATTTCCTGAGATTCTTCATCATCAAGAAATTCACTAAACAAGTCATCAAATGTTTTCTCAACTAAAGGTTCTTTCAATTTTTTTATATTGATGGTGTATTCTGATGCTTCACCTTTTTCACCTTCTTTTCTAACCTTACCAACTTTTCTAGTGATTAAGTCATAATCAATTAGTTGTTCAATAGATGGTAGAAGGTCATTTGAACTAATACCGCTTAATTTCCTCAGCCTAGCGTTAGGAGCATAAATAACCCTACTTTCTCTAGCCTCACTGTGCAATAACAGTTCCAACAGTGCTGCAAGAACCTTTTTTGTCGGTAATCTTAAAATCTCTGTTTCTTTGATGTTTGAAGGTAGTCTATCAAACATTTCCTCAAATTTTGTTTTAGCCATTGTAATTTTAGTTTAATTCTTTATTTTCGTCTTCAAGTGGTTTTTTATTTAAGGTTAGGAGGGGAATTAAACCACTTGACGAAACCCTCCTAACCAAGTAAAAAAAGAATAAGTTTGCAACCTTATTCTATTATAAATATATCGTTCTGTGCAAAAATATAAATAAAAAACGGAAAATGCAAATATTTCTTAAAAATAATTTGGAAATCTAAAAAAATGTATATATCTTTGCAATGTCAACAGATGGAAATAAAAACAGTGGTTAAGCACCCTCACCCATTCAAGTAGGGTGCAAAACTTTAAAAATTGATTGGTAAAATGGAAAATAAAGGATTAGAATTACAAAAACAGTTTTACATTGAAGACAGTCTTCTATTTGAAGAAATCATTGAAGCAAATAACAAGGAAGGAGGCAACAATGGATAAGGAAAGGGTATATTTAAGCACACAGTTGCTATCAGTATTGCCTCCTATTGCATTAAAGATGGCAAGTTTCCTCTGCAATTGGCAAAACAGTCCAAATGGCATAATGCTATATGAGCACAGATTTGCAAAGACTTTGAAAATGACTGAGGAAGAGGTTAGGATTTCAATCCAAACATTGATAAATCTCAAACTGATAGATTTGACAAACATTGACAACAAATGGAGAATTGAGTTCAACCCAAGCGAATGGCAGAAATACTACAAAATCCCAATGGATAAAGTTATCGAGCATGAAGGTTACAAACTAGCAACTGAGGTAACTTATGACAAAGTTCAAAAAGAAGATAGTTTTTCAAATCTGAGTGATGACCAATTGGAGAAAATGATTAGGGAACTCCAGAGAAGAAAGGAAGAAAAAAAGAAAGGTTGCCAAGTGATTTATGCCAATGCAACTGATGATAACTACTGTGATGACCTCCCTTTTTAGCCTATGGAAGAATGGAGAGACATTAAAGGATATGAGGGTATATATCAAGTATCCAATGAAGGAAGGGTAAAAAGCCTTGAAAGATATGTAGGTGGAAATGGTAGAAACCAGTGTTTAAAACTTATAAAAGAAAAAATACTTGGTGGATATTTAAATGCATATGGTTATCCAACTGTAACTTTACATGACGAAAACGGTCAAAAAGGACATAGAATTCACCGTTTAGTGGCAGAAGCATTTATTCCTAACCCAGACAACAAACCACATGTTGACCATATAAATACTGTGAGAACGGACAATAGAGTTGAAAACCTTCGCTGGTGTACAGTAAAAGAAAATGTAAATAATCCAATTACTTACAAACGAATAGTAATAGAAAGGCAAAGTGAAAAACATAGGAAAGCCTCTTCTAGAGGTAATAAAGGAAAAATTGTATCAGATGAAACAAGAAAAAAAATTTCTGAAAATCGCAAAGGTATAGGTAGTATTTCAATAAATCAATATTCATTAAATGGTGACTTCATCAAAAGATATAATTCTATTGAAGATGCGTCAAAGGAAAACAACATGTCAAATGGCGATATTGTTAGATGCTGCAAAGGTGGAAGGTTTATAACGGTCAATGGTGAAAAAAAATGGTGTAATATAAAACAAAGTGGGGGATTTATTTGGAGATATGCTTAAAAGATTTCAATATTGGGGAACAGAAAACGGTAAACCAGTAAAAAAATGGTCAGATTTCTATGAATGGGATTCGGATTTGAGAGACCCAATACAGTTGAAAGGGTTCAAAGGAAACAATTTGAGAAACGAGTATATGGATGAGGCTATTCAGTGATGTTTTCTAAATATATGCTCCGAAAGGAGACATGACCTATGACAGTTACAGATGCTGTTGTAGGTCATTTTTATTTGCAAATATGCAATCAAATATCAATGAAGTGTTAAAAAGATATAATATTTTAACTGGTCTCAACTGGCATTTGGAATTCTAAAATAAAGGATATATCTTTGCATTGTTCAGATGAAAAACATGAGTTTAATTAAATAATATATATGGGAAAAAGATTAACTATTAAGGAGAGGCTTGAGAGAAAGTTCAAGAAAGCTCCAAAAGAAATTCAAAGGTATCAAAAGGATTTATCACTGACTGCTGAAGAACTATCATGGCTTAAAGAGAATGAAGATGAGTTTGTTGATGTTTGTGACCAACTAGGCGGCATTTTTATGGTAAGTGGCGATGCAGACTCATTCGTTATAGAAGAGGATGAAGATGGCAGCGGTTGGCTAACTGTTGTGATGGATAAATAAACAAAAGACAGTTTTTTTATTTCATGTCATATTAAACCCCAAGATGTCTGTGAAGATAATGCTTGGGGTTATTTATTTGGTACTTTCAAAACTTTTGTTTACCTTTGCACCGTCAAACCCTTTAAAACATTTATAATATGGAAGAAAATTTTGAATACACATTTAGCAATGGCGATTTGATTTATATATCGCCAAAGGGTGAGGATGGCTACACTGTCAACATACTGGCAGATAAGCCATTGATGGGAACATTCACAAGTTTTGAGAACTTATTGTATGGTCTTGCTCCAATTGTCCAGAATGCTGCAAGTGATAATCTAGAATTCGGCATGTTTGCAACTGAACTTCATTATCATTTCCTAGAAATGGATGATGATGTAATGACCATGACAACTGATGACATCAAAGAGATATTGTTAAAATAGCCATATTTCGCATTTTAAAGCCCGTAGAGCGCATTTCATACTTAAAGTGGACAATTATGAAGCCCCACAGATTTTAAACGTCTGTAGGGCTTTATTTTTGATTTAATATCTCTTTATTTATAAAGAGAGATATTACTTTAGGTCTGTACACTGTCTTGGAGTGCCATAAATCTCATAGTTTGGATTGGGCTTGTTAAGCTTTGCATTGTCTTGGCAGCATGAACATTCACAACTTATACATTGTGCGATTAACGGATAATATTCGATATGGTCTTTTATCCACTGTATTGCAAAATCTTTTCTTGCTTCAAGTTGTCTGCGTATGTGGTCTTGGACTAATGTTAGTTCTTTCAAGCTCAAAGATTCCGCATTATCGCTATGCCCCTTCGTCCATCCTATTTCACTCAAGTGCGCCCATAAAATTGGACAGCTTTCATATGCTACAGCCATAGTCAAGTATGGGTAGATTGCTTCAACAAGCAGTGTTGCATTCTCTGGTGTTAAGTCATTGTCTTTCACTTGCTGTTGAAGCTCATCATATTGCGCATATCCTATGGTTTTGATAATCCAGATTTTCTCCGCTATATCCACATAATTCATTACTTCTGTAAGGTCGTAATTTTTTGGAAAAATTCCAAATTTTTTAAGAAGTTCTTTATTTATAATCATACGAAATTATTTGGTTTTTAATATTTATTTTTATATATTTGCAGAAATCTTAATAATTTAATGCTATAATAAACATATCATTTTAAACATGAATATTATGGAAATATGGAAAGATATTAAAGGTTATGAGGGTTTATATCAAGTTAGTAATGAAGGAAGAGTGAAACATAACAATAAAATGAAAAAACCAACACCTACATCTAGAGGATATTTAGATATTC